AAGGTGGATATGTAGATCATGTATTACGTGTCATGGATTGTGCAAATGAGTTATATTCATCGTGGGGAAATACAGGTGCTAGTTTAGATGGCTTTACTAAAGAAGAATTAATGTTTGCTGCTATGCATCATGACTTAGGTAAAGCTGGATTTCCTAATGATGGCGGTGAAATTTATATTCCTAATGACTCAGAATGGCATAGAAAGAATCAAGGTAAGATGTATAAACATAATCCAAATAATCCGTTCACTATGGTACCAGATTTAAGTTTATGGAACTTACAACATTTTGGAATACAAGTATCATGGAATGAATATTTAGGAATTCGTATACATGATGGTCTATATGATGATGCTAATAAACCTTATTATATTGCTAGAAGCGCTGATGCTAAGATGAGAAATAATTTAGCTTTAATTTTACATCATGCCGACCATATGGCAGCACGTATTGAATATGAACAATGGTCATCAGGTACATCTGCAATTTCAAAGCCAACTGTATCAAAGCCTAAGGCGACTGTAAAATCGGATGTTCCAATTAACGCGTCTAAATTATTTAACGATTTATTTAAGGATTAAATTATGTTAATTGCACTAATATCAATTTCAGTATTATTATTGACATGTTCGTTAATAATAATAAATTTACTACGTAAAGTAGAAACGTTAGAAGACTATGTTAAAGATTTAGAAGATTCAAATCTAGATTATTATACGTTCTTTTCAAATTTAAAATCTAAAGTACGAGAATCATATTCGCGTATGAAAAATATTGATAGATTAGGGTCATTCGAAGCTGACGATGAAACTGGGTTTATCTTTAAAGAACTTAAAGATATTGTTGATCAGTTAAACGGAGATTTTTAATGAGCCCAGTAGAAGAATTTTATAAAGAAATAGAAATTGAAGCTGCTAATACTGTAGTAGTTTCAAAACGCGGAAGAAAGGCTAGTGATAAGCAATATTTTACTATCACCACGGAAAGGGCTATTGTAGCGTATAATAAAGAAACTGATCAATACTTACGTAATAAAATTTATCGCGAGTATATTGATTACCCATTTAATAAACTAGTAGAAAATATATACTATACATTTAAATTTTCTTATTTTGATATTCCGTATGAGGATATTAAATGCGAAGTAGTAGCCTTCTTAAATGAAAAAATACATAAGTATACTGAGGGTAAGGGTAAAGCTTTTAGTTACTTTAGTATTATCGCTAAAAACTATTTAATAATTCAAAACAATACTAATTACGCTAAATTTAAACAACGAGTTGATACGTCGCTTATCGATGAGAGCCGAGATTTAATGTCAGAAGTTAGTCTTTCATCTTATCAAGAATCTCTTAAAGACTTTGTAGATTTATGGACGGATTGGTATGATAAGAATGCTAACGCTGTATTTAGTACGCGTAAAGATATTGTAGTAGCTGATACGATTATCGAGTTATTTAAAATACGTGAAAATATCGAAGACTTTAATAAGAAGGCTTTATATATTTTAGTACGGGAACGTACCGGATTAAAGACACAGAATATTACAAAAGTTTTAACAACAATGCGCCGAGACTTTCTTAAAATGTTCTCGGTATATCAAAAGACCGGACGTTTTCCTAACAGTTCATTATAAGCCCTATATTTATTAGTAAAGGGTTATTATATGAGTGCAGACTACGAACTATTTAAAGGTACTACATTTTCTGATTTAATGCGTGATGTATATCACAATTCTAAAAAGAAATCGCGTCAGATTGATACTTTAATACAAGAACTACAGCCATTAGTAAAAAATGTAGGCGATGCTACGGTTATAGTGCCGTTAATTGCAGAATATCTAGAAGTATCTGTTAGAAATGACGATGCTTTAGTTAAATTAACATCGATTGTACAACGTTTAGTATCGGCTAGCGGTAAAGGTGAAGAGGATGGAAATGAATTTGGTCTTACAGATGAAGAACGTAAGCGATTAATTCAAGAAGCAGAGAGTGAAGTAAAAGCTATTAAAGCTGCTGACGATGCGATAAAGGATAAGTAATGGCGTCATATATGACACAAGGAGTAGTAGTTAATACAACTCCATTATATACTGTCTCACCTGATTTACGTGCCTTAGGGAAATTAAATGGACAAAATTTTCCACCTGGTACTATAGTTGTACAGAAAATGCAAAAAGGCCCGAAGTCTAATCTTGGGGCATCGTTAACATATGCATTTCCATTAGAATTATCTGATTACGCAACACCGTTAAAAGGAGAACATGTTTGGTTATATAGTTCACCCGACGGATCCGGTAGGCCGACAAATAGATGGTATTATTCAAAAATAGTTAACGTACATAATACTTTAAATACAAATTCACTACCAGATATTTATGATCTTACTGTACAGCCTAGCAATATATCTAGCTATCAGCAAGGTGGTATTCGTATGGTAACTGGAGAAGCGCCTCAATTGGAATATATTTCTCATACAGAACGAGAAGTTGCTCCGTTGCAGCCATATGAAGGTGATCGTCTAATTAGTTCTAGATATGGTAGTGCCATTAGATTTTCATCTAACATTAACAAGGGACAGTCGAATTACTTTAAATCGAATCCGCCATGGAAGGGGTCTGGCACTAATAGTCCCATCATGATGTTAACATCTGGATTAGCTAATTCTAACGAATTTTATACTATCGAAAAACCTGACGAAGATAAAAGTTATATTTACATAGCAAGCGATCAGAGTATTACTATGACTACAGCACAACAAAAAATTGGAACAGCTCGGTCACCTAGTAATTATACTAACGGCCAAATAATAATCGGCTCTGATAGATTATTCTTTAATGCTCGACGCGATGATATAACATTAGTCTCAAAATCTACAGTAAATATAGCCACTTCAAATTGGGCAGCTGACATGGATAAGTTTTTTACCCAAGTAGAAAGAATACAAGAACAGTTAACTAAATTAACGGCTCAAGTTTCTACATTATCATCTGCATTAGTCGCATCATCTGCAGCGGATATAATTCCAGGTATTATACCCGGAGCTCTTATCTTGAATCCAGTCGCTAATTCTATTACTTCGCAAGTAGGTACTATATCAACAGAATTAAGTAATATCAGTACTACATTAGCAAGTTTAAAGCAGTAACATATTTATATAAAAATAGAAAACTTATGGATAGTAAATCATTTTTAAAAGCTTTACAACTCATGATACGTGAGGAAGTTCAAAAGGCAGTACGTACTGAGTTTAAGAAAATGTTAACAGAACAATCTTCACAACATGTTGTACAACATGGTATACGTATGAATACTCAAGCTATACCGAAGAAGAAAACTAATAAAACATTTTCTAAAGATCCGCTACTTAACGACTTATTAGCAGAAACTGCTGCTAGCCCTATGGCTATGACAGAAGATTGGCCAGCGATGGATTTTCGTGCGGAGATGGCACAAGGATTTGGTATGATGAAATCTGCAGGACATGATATTCCGCATACTACTACAATTGCCCCTACACATGATGTTAACGGCACGCCAGTTAATACTAATAACGAAAATGTAGCTACAATTGTTAATGCAATGACAAAAGATTATTCTGCATTAATGAAGGCAATAGATAAAAAGAAAGGCGTTAATTAATGGCTAGGCCAATATATAGATATCAGCCGATTAATCTATTCCCGGATCGTACGATAGGTATAAAATTGCCGTTTAATCGTAATGTACCTGGTAATAATTCTAGAACAGATATTGATTCATATTCTGGTAATACCAATGGCGGCGGGTTATTTTCGTTATCTAAAACAACTGAAGAACAGGCTACTAGTAATTTTATTAATTTAATTTTAACAGAAACCGGCGAACGTATAATGCAGCCAAATTTTGGTACTAATCTTCGCCGTGTATTGTTTAACCAAAATACGGATTCATTGGCATATGCAGTCGATGATGCTATTCGTAGTGCTATAGCGCTATGGTTACCTTATATTGAATTAGTTGACATCGATCTAGACCGTGATCCGGATAGACATATTTTTTCTGTTAAACTTGTATATAAAGTAACTAATTTTCCTGCAGAACGTGTTATTAATGTATTATTATCTGAAAATATTATACAAATAGCTCCGCAAGAATCTTCACCTAGAGTTACTAGATTAACGCCCGTTGGGACATTTGGAGGATTTGTATAATGGAATTAGTTAAAAAAGATGTACGATATTTAAATAAAGATTTTGCGCAGTTTAGACAAAACTTAATAAACTTTACACGACAATATTTTCCAAATACGTATAGTGATTTTAATGAGTCATCCCCGGGTATGATGTTTATTGAAATGGCTTCATATGTAGGAGATGTTTTATCATATTACACAGACCAATCATTTAGAGAATCGTTACTTAAAACAGCAAACGAAGATGCGAATGTATTGATGTTATCACAATTATTTGGATATAAGCCGAAACTAAATTCGGCTGCGCTTGTTACGTTAGATGTATATCAATTAGTACCATCTATAGGATTTGGTGTTAATGCTCGACCTGACTATCAATATGCGTTATCTATCAAAGCAGGTATGCAAGTTTCAGCTCCAACTGGAGCTACTACTAACAGAACGGTATTTAGGACTATTGATCCTGTAGACTTTTCTAGTAACACCCCGGAAGATCCTACAGAAGTATCTGTATATGAATTAGATTCTGCTGGCAATGTTTTGTTTTATTTACTTAAAAAACATGTGCAGGCCGTATCAGGACAAATTATAACTAGAGATTATATATTCGATGATCCAAAGCCATATGATAAAATAACGTTACCTGAAATAAATGTGTTAGATATAATTAGTGTAGTAGATAGCGAAGGTAATACATGGAATCAAACCGACTATTTAGCACAGGATACTGTATTTGAAGATATTGTAAATATACCATATAATGATCCAGACTTAGCTATTTATCGTAGTACAGTTCCATATATCTTAAAGTTACGTAAAACTCCTAGACGATATGTAACACGTATAAGAGCAAATTATCAAACTGAGTTACAGTTCGGCTCAGGTATTAGTTCAGATGCGGATGAAGAAATTATTCCAAATCCTAAAAATGTTGGATTGGGTCTAAATTATTTAGAACGTACTACAAATTCAAATATTGACCCGTCGAATTTCTTATATACTAGTACATATGGATTAGCTCCGTATAACACTACATTGACTGTACGATATACTGTCGGAGGTAGTGTAGATGAAAATATATCATCAAATGTATTGACAATCGTTGATTCAGCACAATATAATCCTAATCCATATAATGTAGATTTAACGTTTACAAGAACTACATTAGCCGTTAATAATCCAACGCCTGCAATAGGCGGAAAAAGTCGTGATGAACTAGAAAGTATACGTCAAAATGCTATGGCTAGCTTCGCAGCGCAAAATA